GCGCTGCGTCAGCAACATACGGGTTAGCGTTGTACTGTTGGATGGCGTTAGCCGCAGTGAGATCAGTCTGCCCACGTTTGTAGCCGATGTCTGCCTGCTGTGCATCTGGTATATAGGGGTTTGTCGCTTCTTGCCCTGCTGCGTTGGCATGGGTCAGCCGGGTCTGTGCATCCCGGTAGGTCAACTGCGAGTCTAAGTCACGTAGCTCTTTTGCACGGTCGTACTGCTGTTGCTGCGCTTCTTGCTGGGCGAGATTTCCTGCTGAAATACCTGCCATAAAGCTGTAGAAGTTGGGACCAGTAGTATTATCCAATGCCGCTTTGGATAAGAAGTCGTACTCGGACTTGGTTGTGCCGCCGTATAGCAACCCTTGGTTACTCTTGCTTACGATGTTTCCTTGCAGTTGGCGGAGCTGCGCGTCGAGTGCATCAAATGCCATAGTTAAAACCCTACCTGTTGTTGATAGCTAACACCACGCCCAACCATGTACAGTGCGGAACTCATGGTCATCATATCGGACTCTGCTTGCTTTGCGACGGTTGTCCCTACTAGCTCAAATGCGTTGGCGTTGTTCGGTGGCTGGACTTGCAGTGCGTTTGTATTGGCTTGAAGCCGAGAGGCGAGGTACTTGTCCGTCAGCCCACGTTCGTATCGTGTACCGTCTACAATTGCTGCGGAACCGTTAGCGATCACAGCCTTGGCTGTTTCATACCGAATAGTGCAACGCGCCCCCGTGTCGTCGGATGGAATGGAGGTGTAGCCAACCGCCGCCGCTTCGGAGGCTTTGCGCAACACATCAAAATATTTGTCCCGTGATGGGTTGGTGGTTGGGGTGTACTCAGGGAATGCAGTCACGTAATCGTAGTACGTGTTGGTCTTGGTGCGCAGGACATCTGCTGCCGCGCAGTATTCCTCGCCCACGGCAACGTAGCGGTTAGCGAGGTCTTTCAGATTGTCCTTGTCATCCTTCCACTTGTCGTAATAGACGTATGCAGTGATCAGCGACATCGCAGTGGACAACGTTTCGATACTGACAGACAGCGTTGTGCCCGTCAGGGGGATGGGGATGCCGAGGGCAGTTGTGCTGCATGTCATGTATTACCGCCCCACTGTGATCCACCCATGTCAGCCAAGCCTCTACCCATCATGTTCATACCTGAGTTCATGCCAGTGGATGCCATCGCAACGAGCGTGTTTATCATCGACAGACCAACACCCATCGCTTGCCGACCCGGTGCGCCGAGGTTTTTACCTGCTTTATCGACAGCGGACATGCCGCTGGCTTTAAACTCACGGCGGTATTCTGAGCGTCTTTCTTGATTGCGAGCCAATGCAGTGCGGCTGTTGATGTCCGCTAATACCGCATAGGCTTGGAGTTGTGAGTCGCACTGCAAGCATCCACCATCTTCTGACCAAGCCAAGGCTGTATGCAGTAGTGATGGAGGTGCATCAGTAGGTTCTTGGTATTCTGGATTGATTTCAGCAAGCCCGTTAACCCAGTCAAAAGTCGTCAGTGCATGTGGATAGGTACGGTCACGCCAGTGCTCATGCTCTTTGTATGCGCACGCATAAATCTTGTCGTTCAAGCGCTTGCGTTCGTCTACGACATCGCTGTATTCGTCGTAGTATTTCATTGTCACTAGCAACCCAAGCCCTGCAAGGACGGTAGACGACAGCCACGCATGGTTGCGCCGTTCTTGCTCGCACTCATGGTAGGCTTTGCTCGCGGCAATATGCTCGTCGTATCCGGGGTTTTTTATGGTTACATCAACCACTTAACTTCCCCTGCCAGATGCGCATCATCAGCGCTCTGAACTCAGTCTCGAATACCGTCCATGATGTCAGACCATCGCGCTGCACCAGCGCAACTACTTGACCAATGAATGTGTATCGGCTGATGATCCCAACCGCTGCGATCAAGTCAGGCTGGTCCTTGAACTGACCAAGCAGTCGGTGCTGCACCATATCCTGACAGATAAGCGGCAGGATGGTATGCCCGTGCTGTTGCCAAAATGCGTTGCCTATGAAGCCGATGATGGGGGTCTCGAATGCGGACTCCACTGCGGTGATTCCGACTGCTGGCATTGTCTGCGATGCTTGGTTGCCGATACTGTTAGCCAACACGTTAAGATAGACGTACCAACGGACGACAACATCATAGGCTTCATTATGTAGCTCACCACCTACTGTTAGGTGGCGACGAATCAGGTTGTCCAATTGGTCAGGATGTTGGATCGCTGCCATGTCAAATAAACCTTGTGATGATGTACATCACTGCAATGCCGTAAGCGAACCCACGGTAGAACGTACAGCATGGGCAGCCGTTAGTTCCTCGGTTAGCAAACTCGTAGAGTGCATAGAAGCGGTCGTATAGCCCACCGACGTTTTCAGCCTTGCAGGGACTGTACTTTTCTAACCATGACCACATGCAGGACTCCATTGATTGTAATAATTACGGGGGTTACTTCAGGAAGTAGTGCATTGCACCCACTCTTTTTTCCGAGACACTTCAGTTTTGGTGACATGAGATTCGGCTCCGTTGCAAAACTCGAACATACATTGATAGCGCAGGTTGCGTTTTACTAACACAGATGTGAACCACCTGTAGTTTTTATTCTTGACAAAGTTGTCAACATTTAGTAAAGTTATGAATTACAAATATGGAGTTTACTTATGCTAACTAATCTACACCTGTACGACATCGTACAACCCATCAACTTCGATGAGCTGCCAGCGTGTATCGAGGCAGCACCATTCACGCCGTGCGCCGCGATGGAAGACTACCGCATTGGTTTTGTCGCGCCTTTAGCGGGGGCTGATGGGCTAAGCTACTCAACACTGGGGCATACCCTGCTGCAAGCCAGAATCCAAACAAAGAAAGTACCTGCGCAGGCAGTGAAGACTGAAGTGGACGCATGGCTGAAACAGCAACGGGATACCGGCGTTAACCCAAGCAAATCGGTTCGCACTGCGTACAAAGAAGCAGTGATTGATGAGATGCTGCCATCAGTAATCCCCGTAGACAACTACGTGTACGTGTGGATTGATGCAAATCGCAGCACGCTTGCAGTTGACACAGCATCAGAAAAAGTAGCAGACGATGTGCTGAAACTGCTGCGTGACTCGTTGGGTTCACTTGGCATTGCTCCGTTCGGGCGGGATATGCCGAGTTCCAATCTCACTGCATGGCTGAGAGAAGACTCCCCTGCGACGTTTTGGCTGCACGACTCATGCGCCCTAGCGGGTAAGTCAGGTGAGAAATACACGGTAGCGAAAGCTGTTATTCCTGGGGATGCGATCATTCAACTACTTGACGAAGGTGCTTCTGTAACCAAGCTAGGGCTTGTGTATGAAGATGAGGTTGAATTCGTGCTAACCGATAAGTTCAACCTGCAAAAAATCAAGTTCACTGATGTGTTGGCGACAGCGATGAGTGATGAATTAGGTGAATCCGAGTCTGTGACCGAGCACGCAGCGGGGGCTTTCATCTTCACAGCAGGAACATTGCAGGCATTGTTGAGTAAGTTAAGTGAGGTGACCCTGTGAGCGAAGAGGAAGCAAACGCACGTTACCGGGTAGAAGATCTGTCTTGCCGCATCCCATTGATGTGGACACTGGTATCGCAGAAAGTCGGTACAGGGCTTACTTACTCATCATCTGTGCAAGTTGACCCGCTTGACATAGCCGACTGGTTGATTCGTAACAAAGATACGGTCAAACAATTAATCACTGAAATGGAAACTGCGGTATGAACCAACAACCTACACTCGACGATAGCTTTTTAAATGACAGATTCGTTGCCTACTTCAGCGTGATGCAAGCAAGTGTGCATAAAACAGCCATCGACAAAGGCTGGTGGGATGGTGAAGATCGTAACAACGGCGAGCTACTTGCGCTGATCCATAGCGAAGTGAGCGAGGCGTTGGAAGCCTTGCGGCATGGCAACCCACCTGATGACAAAGTACCTGAATTCTCAGGCGTGGAAGCCGAACTTGCCGATGTTATCATCCGCATTATGGATATGGCTGCGCACCGTAACTGGCGCGTAGCTGAGGCTTTGGTTGCCAAGGCTGAGATGAACAAGTCACGTAGTCACAAGCATGGCGGCAAAGCGTTCTAGTGATGCTACCGCGTAAGCCTTAACGCTGCAAATAATATACTGGAGTATCAATTTTGAAGTACGATAAAATCATTGAAATCATCGAAGCTATCGGTCTTTACATACTGCCATCTATAGCCACCGCATTCATCGTGTGGGTGCTGCTCAGCTAACCGACCCCTCTCAACCCCGTGTGTGACGTAGCAAACGTCACACTGTCAACAACCCCACAGCCTTCCAGTTCAAAGAACGTGTCCTCATTCCGGTGTGTCCCCGGCAACCGGAATGGGGTTCTCTCAAATACTGCTAACTCACGCAGTTTCTCTCTAACCCCACGCACCTCAGTCTCGCGGTAGTAACGCACAGTCAAGCGGGTGTCAGGACTACCATGCACCTCAGCAGCCGTCAATGTCAGTGGGAGATTCCCATCAACCACAGCAGTACGGTAGGTAAACGGGCAGCAAGTCGCGGCTTCTGCATTCCGATCCCAGCGATACCCAACCCCATCCTTCACCCAGTACAAGACATCGTGATCAGTCATCGCAGACGCGCCGACGATGGTGCTGTTCAGACTTAATCGCATCAGGTTAGCAGTCTTATTGTCTGCGTACATGTCGTCACCGAACTCAAGGATGTACGCTGCTTTGCGTGTTGAGAAGATATACGCATCCTCATGCACTGCACCAACCAGCGTGTCAGGATGCAATGCCCTCCACTGGTCTTTGTTCCACCACGGACTCGATAGTATTGCAGCAGTCGTTCCGGTCAACGCTACTAACCCTGAATCGGAGGGGTAGATAATGCCTTTAGAGTTGGTAGCCGTTCCGCCGAGGGATGACAGTGGGAGGTGCTTTTCAATCACCGTGCGGTTCAACCGAACACCTGTGTCCGTCAGCCTCACTTCGTAGACAACTGGTGTATTGTCCGTGAGCAAATAGATCACCTCTCCGTGAACAGCCAGTTGCAGAGGCTTGCCCCAACGCTTGCGCACATGTCGGGTTCTGCGTGGACTCCATGTCATCGGCTCACCCGGCAAGGTGTACCAAAGATAATCGCCAGATAGTCCTGCATAAACCCCATCATCCGTCTGCACGAGACTGTGCAAATCGGTCGGGGGATTGCCCCACTCAAACAGTAGCGGATGTGCAGGCTGCGTATCAAAACTGCCTGCGTGGTCTGTGAATGTGGCACTGGTCGCTATCCCTGCTAAGAACCACGCAGCATTTAATGGTGTTGCTGCTTCACTCCCTTCATGAAAACCAGCCTCAGCGCGGTAGACGTGGACCGCTGCCGCTAAAGGATGTGTTGCAACAAGTTGCGATAGTTCCACTTCAGAATCTGCACAAACAGGGCGCCATTCAGTCGGCTGGGAAGGTGCAGAGAACAATTTGCGCCCCCCAACTTCCACCTCAACCACTGCCATGTATGCTACGTACCGCACGCCTCCAGTGGTGCAAGGTGTGTAGCTAACAGAAGGTTGCGGGGGCGCTTGAATGCCCCACACGTATTCATCCCCTACGCAAACACCGCTTGTGCTTACCATCTTTGGCGCCCCATCACCTGTCCAGAATACTGCACCGCAGTCCTGTACCAGATTGGCATGGGTTTCCCAGTTCAAGCAGCAGTCGAATCCTTTGGTGATTGTCTTGGTAGCAATCCCCGGAGAGCAATGCACGGTTGGACAGGGGAAGTTTGTTATCTGCCCATTCCACAGCTTCGCATCTACTGCATCTTCCGCGTAGTTAGCATCAAGCAATCGGGATGCTCGGTTAGGCTGTAAGCCATGGAAGTCTCTTAGATGAATTCGCATGGGTCAGGTATCTCCGCGCACGTAGTGAAGTACCGCAGGGTGACATTCACCCCATTGTCAGCCACGACTTTATAGTCTGATTGCAGCAGCGTACCGTCCTTTCCGCAAGGAGTGCAGATAGGCTGACATGCGCCTAATACACCGGGGGCGCAATCCGCTCTCGTTAGCGTAGGCTTTACACAGATGTCCACCCCCAGCCAGAAGTCTAGTGGGCATGTTTCTTCGCAACCAATGCGGAGTTGCCCAGTGTAGTACCCGCGTTGCAAGGTGTCTAAGCCCTGCACTTGCACCACCACATCGCAGCCGTCAACGGAAACAGGCATAGTAACGCAGGTGCTATCACAGCCTTTGCGGGTCAACGTGAAGTCGATGTCATGGCTGAGTCCTTGTTTCAATTCCCCACCGTAGGCATCGAACAAGCTCAGGCGGATTTGTGACACCGCAGGGTCAAGTCGGATGTAACTCAAAACATGTGCTCCATTGCTGTAGACAATCGAGTCCGATTGCGCCCACCTTGACTTGCTGCGTGCATCCGCGCTTTCGCTGCCAGATGTTCCGCTTTCTGTCGGTAGAACCCCGATGTCGGCTTGTCGTGCCAGTCCATGCTTGGCATCGCTAGTAGCTCTGCCAGTGCGTAGCTGGTGATTGCCTCACGCCAACGCTGCTCAGTCAGTTCAGACGGTAACTCGCAGCCATCAACATCAATGAGGTAGCTGTACGTGATACACATACCTCTACGCATATCTTCAAGCGGAGTCCAGTCTAATGTCAGTACACCATCAGCGTATTGATACGCATCGCTGCCACGGTGTGCAACCGCTGAACAGCCGCAACGGTAGGCGATCTCCTGCGGCAATACTTTATGGACACGTAGTAGCTCTCTGCCTTCTGGCATAAAAAGCGGTACTTCGCGAACACCACATTGCAGATCAGGGCAGAACTTGCCGCGCAACAACGTAGAATCACGCAGGAAAGTACGTGCTGCATTCCGCAAGTAGTGGATGACCAAGTTGTCAGGGGGGCGTTTGAACCGCTCATCTGGACTTGATACATATGGGATGATGTCAGGCAGTAAATCTTTCCATTCCATTATCGGTCAATCCTGCGTTTTGTCAGCACCATGTTGTTTTCGAGCAATGCAAAGTCAACATCAAACTTGGTCGCCATGAATGTGGTGTATGCACGCCAGTGCTTGTCTGCCAGTTCCAGATTGTTACCGTCTTTATGATCGATTGAATACAGCCGGAACAGGGCATGGTCGACAACGGCGGTGAACATCTCATCGCAGATTGCGGCGGGCAATGTATCGCGTGTCAGCGCATCCGGTGGGACACAGGCAACTGTCGCGGTTACATCCCGATCAGATGGGGTTGGGTTCTTGAACCGCACAGTGCAAGGACTCCCATCAACGGGCTGCCAGTCTCCGGGGTCGTACCCAGCATTGCACTCCCAATATTTGTTTGGTGGGTTGCAGTCTTTGAAGTAACAGGACATCCAGTCAAGCGACTTATCGTCATTCTCGTCTTTATGTTCTTCAATCTTGTTACAGGAGTTCCCATCCACTGAAATGATATTGATGATCTTGGCACAGTCTTTGCATAGCGACTGCAAGCATGAGCTTCTTTGCAGTGTAACCGTTCGGGTTTCAGCAAACAGATCAGGTCGGAATCCATAGATAGCCGACAAGCATTCCCGCAGCACCTTAGCAACTACGGGACGTGACCACACAAGGTAGTCACCTGCTTCAAGCTCATCGTTGACCCGCTCTCCAAGGATGTGATCAATGATGTCCGATTGTGTGCACATCAGGCGCGGCTTCTCAAAGCCTTGGCGGGGTCGGATGCTGGTGGTTTCTGCATGTCCGGGTCCGCTTTGCAGAGATTGTCCCACTCGTCTTTGTTCGTGATTTCACGCCAATCCAGCATTCCATACTCAGACTCTTCGCCGAATTGGTTGATGCGCCCACGGTTGTCATAGCTCATGGGGTTTGACAGATCGTGGAAAAGTTCGTGGAAACCTGCAACAAGGATACCTGTATGGTTGTTACGGTAGCCGTAAACGGTTGGTTGTGTCATATCTTCACCTACTCTTTTCTAAAATGGTTGATGCACTGACCCGCTCCCACAAGTCAGTGCATCAATGGGTTAGCAGCTCTTAGCTAACGTCGGTGTGTCACACTTGGCAGTTGGCACAGGGTTGTTACAGCAGTTCTTAGTGACACCACAGCCAGTGATGTACTTAGCCAAGCAGCTATCTTCAACCAGCGCGTGTACGCGGAAGTTCATGCACGGCGGCGGATTGCAGCTATTGCCCCATGACAATTCACCTGCTGCGTTCTTGTACGGTAGGGTCTTAAAGACCAATTGCAACAAGAACACTTCGCCAGATGCAATGAACTCAGGCTTCGCCAACATGTCACCGTTGAACGCACTGCCGTTTGAAGCGCTGACATCCAGCACTTCCTGAACCACTGTGCCGTCAGAGGACTTCACAACGCGGATGTCGAAAGTGGTGCAGTTCGGCTTTGCGCAATCAATGCCCCACGCCAGACCTTGAAAGAACACACCGGGACCCATGAAGCGGGTGATGGTGAATGGCTCAGTCGGATCCATGTATCCGAGCTTCATCAGCTCGTCATCCAGTGAAGCATCTGCGTTGCCTGTGCCGAACACAATCTTGACAGTGCTGTGTTCACGGTCGTCAATATTGTTGATACCCCAGTGTTCTTCCATCTCGTCATGTGTGATGTTACCCATCGGGTACAGCATCGAGTCATTGACTGAGAAGGACAAGCGGGGGATATCAGTGCCATACTGCATTGCAGGCATTTGCTCAAAGAGAAATTCGTTTTTACCAGCCATGTCTTACGCTCCGATTGGCATTGCAGGAACTTTGACCCAAGCGACACCCAATTTACGTGGGTCGATCACTTTCAAGCCGAAGTGCCAGTACATGTCGATGTACTTATTGTCATCACCGTGACCGCCTTCTTTGTGCTGGATCACAACGTCGTAACCCGCCCAGATCGCATCGTCATAGCCGAACAGCAGCGGATACGTCAGGTCGCCGGTAGCCATGTCAATGTCAGTTGGCAGGCAGCGGGCATTGATGTAATCCACACCGTCAACATTGTTAACATCACCCATCGTTACGCTGTTGCATGTCATGCAATTGCCTTGGTGATAGAAACTGGACATGCGGTCGTTGAGCTTAATGTACGGCAGGTAGCCGTCGCCGTGCAGGACATACATCGGGCGACCAGACTTAGACGACATTGCACCGTGTTCATTTAGGACACGTTGCATACCGTTGTAGTGCATTGTCCACACAGAGTCGGAGCTGATCAGCAAAGGTGCAGCTTGCGAGCCAAGGTTGATGCTTTTGCTGCGATGACCTGCGTTTGAACCACGGTTCTCACGGTGGGCTTCACCAATGATGCTAGAGATAACGCGGCTGTCGAATGCTAGCAGGGTGTCTTCTTGGAAGTATTCAATTACCTCCTGCACGAACCCTTGGTCATTCGCCATGATGCGCTCCCACTGGCAATCGTCCCAGACGAGAGACACACCGAACTTGTCACCAACCATGAAGAATTCTTCTTTCGGCTGCCGCACACGCACGGGCTTTAGCAATCCGCCGTGCTGCATTTCCTGCGCACGGTCACGTCCAACGTACTCGTGGCGGATGTTCAACGGAACACCACAACGTCCAAAACCTTTGAATGTGGTGACACGCGGGGTGATCGCAGTGTCGCGGATACGCATGATCTTCTCATCGCGAATGTATTGTACGGGATTAAGCGACGAACCCGGCTGGATCGGTGCTAGTCCCGGAGCATGACGGGTTGTCATTTAGTGAACTCCATATTTTGCTTGATAGTCCTCACGCTTTATACGACCAGCCATGAACGCAGCTAAGTCCTGATCTCTATCAGATACGGGAGCTTGGGCTGATTCAGTTGGATTCGTAGTGCGAGAGGGGGAACTGGGAGGCTCACTGCTACCAGCCGCTTGGGCTTTGTATGCAGCAAATGAAGCTGTGTATTTTTTCAATGCGTCTACGTCCCCCAATTTCTCCGCTGCTTTACGAGCGTCACCCCACGTAACGGGGATACCCGGCATCATTGGTGTAGCATCGAATTCAGGGGTGACATCAGCAATGCCGGGGACAAGAGAAGGCAACAGCTTGTTGATACTAGATGGCTGGATGTTGGCGAGCTTGGCATCGTAGTCGGCTTGTAGTTGCTTGATCATTTTGTCAAGTTTGTGATCCAAGTAAACCTTCACTTGCGGGTAATCGAGTTCAATGTCTAGCTCAGGCTCTTGTGGTTTGGTTTGGGCAGCGAGGAATGGGGCGAGGTGCTTAGCAATCGCAGCCTCCATTATCGCTTGCAGATCAGGTTGGCTCATTAGTTCCCGCTCCCGTGGGTAACAACTCTTTACGGATGAGGCGAATAGCACGGTACTGCCCCATGATTTCACGTAACATCTCAGTAGGAACTGCGCCCGGTTGCGCATCAATTGCTTGATCCAGCTTGGTTCGCATCGCAGCTTCCAGCCCAGCCATGTAGGTGACGAAACCTTTGTCGTCTGCTAAGCGTTCACGCAGTGCTTTCATCGCATCTTTGGTCATGCGCAACACCGCATAAACTGGATACCGATTTCACGTCGGGTCACCACTGACTGCGGGTCATTACAGCCAGCGAAAATCAGCACATAATCACCGGGTCTGTCAACGTCGTAATCCGTTGTATGGCTGTAACCGAACAGTTTGGCTTCACCACTTTGGTCACGGATCAGGACAGTATTGACATCGCTGCCTATTACCGACACAACCTTTGCCAAACGAAAAACTTCATTACGTGCAGGGGCAAATAGCAGGTTAACCGGACGGTCGCGCACTTCAAACCGCATGACTTTGTGCGCCTTGTTGGGGGCGGTCATGGTTATTGCTGCACCTGTGCTGTTTGCTGACATACTGTTCCTATACTGATGTACGTGAGTGCAGCCTAGCGAGGTGCGGTGGATGGTGCTTGATATTGTAGGATGTGAACCGAAAAGAAAGCCCACCACAACTCTCGCTGTGATGGGCTGGTTCTCGCCCCAAGTCAAAGGAGCGAATGCGTTATGCCAATCCAAGCATGACAGCTAAGTCTTCTTTGGTAGACTTACGGGTCTGCTCAATGGCCTCTAGCAGGGTCTGTTTCAGCAAGTCGAGCTTCTGATCAATCGCTTCATTTGCTGCTGTCTGAAGTTTTACCTGCATGTCGTCAAACTGTTGCTGTAGGTTCAATGGTGTTACCTCTGTATGAATGTGGTTGCGATACGGCGGAAGTACACTGCGCCTGCACCCATAGCTGTGACTATCGCAAGCTCAACCGTACTCTGAATCTCAGGCGGTAATTCAATCCCATACTTTGTTAGCAGCAGCGATGTTAATCCAGCAAGGACAACCTGCGTTACCCGCGAGGCAAGCATAGGCTTGGAGTTACGTGACTTATATTCCAGCTCAAGCTGTTCTAGCTGTTGCTGTCTGCGCCACTGCCGAAAATCATCCAGCTCATCTTGCGACAACTCGGCTGTGGTTGCTGGTGCAGAATATTTAGGGTGATCGCTGAAATCTGGCTCAGTGAACATGACATCCTCAGTTGGGTCTTGGATAGCTATGGCGGGGGGCGGAAGCACGTCTGTTTGCTGCCTTATTGCTGCTCGGAACTGTTTGAACACCCATACCAGTTCATCCCCTAGGTCTTTGAAGCCTGAGCTTTTTGTGGCTGGGTAGTCATTGTCCCCATTGATGATGCGCCTAGCCTTTCGGATGCTTGCATCAGACTGATAGTCGAAGTCTGAAAAAGACTTACCTGTGAATAATCCACCTAGCATCCCTTCAAACATAACCGTAGTAGCGACATCAAGCTCAGCAATGCGGTGCGGTTCAGCGACCAGCGGAACCCCGATAAGTCGCTCAAACTTCGCATAGTTCTTCTTCCATGTAGTGTGCACAAAGTCGCGCCCGTAGTAAGGCGCATAGCGTGCGTGCTCCCCGTCAATTTCAGGGCGAGGGAACATACGCCGACCTGTCTCTCGGTATACGGTCTTCAGCATATCTGCAAGCCAATCATGATTTGTGAGCTGACGGGCATCCCACTCAACTAAGATTGTTTCCATACCCTTAACTTGCTGCTCAGTGAGCTTGCCACCGAACAACGTAGAGCGGACGGAATCGAAGAAGAACTTACGGTCAATCACTTGGTTTTACTCGCCTTGGGGTGATGCGCCGTTAAACAAACCTCAGCCAATGCGGCGGTATCAATGACAGGTGCAGGGAACGACACCACCGGAGTAGCTACCGACGTATCAGCCATAGTGCCAGTCGGTAGCTGCTTGGCAAGGTACAACCCTGCTGCCGTCGATAACCAGACCACCAGCGCACCAAACAGTATGCCCATAACAAGTACGCGGATACTGTTACATGAACAGCAGACCGCGCCCTTGAGCGCAGTGATAACATCAGTGTCACCCTGCGTTACCATCACACGCCAGCCATGCCGTGATGTTGTGACATGGCCACGTTAACCGCGATTGCAGCATCACAGCTATCCAGCATCCCATCCAGCTTAGCAAGATCAAGACCAGTCGCCGCCAGCTTGGTACGCAGATTCACACAACGCAGCATTGCAACAATGGCATCGGTATTTGTATTACCACGGATCCACGCGTCTTTAGTAACGCCAGTCGTGGTAAGCACAGCGTCAACGTCATTGCTGCATGTAGTCGGGTTACAGATAGCCGCATTCAGCGCTGCCAGTGCCGCATCGTCAGCAATAGTGTTGACGTATGCTGGGATGGCAGACCACTTGTCGGTAACGTCGTCATGTGCAAACACAACGCCAAGGTTATCAATCAGCAGAGGGAACAGATCAGCTTCTGAAACACCAGTTGCCGCACTGATTTCTGTAATTGTCTGTGGCTGTGACTGTGCAGACAGCCAAGTAAAAAGTTGAATTTTATCCATGAGGGTTCTCCTGATTAAGAAACTTGTTCAGTAAGTAAAAAGCTAAGGTGTCCGTTTAACCCTGCTGGCTGTGTGATACGCACCCGCAGGTATTGAACGGCGCTGTTGGCGTGTAGGTTGGTGGCTTTCGCCGCCAGTGTTGCTGCTGGAATCAAGAACCCCATTGGGCGATGACCCCAATCACACACGCCTGTAATCGGTGCTTTGATGTCGAGTCGTGGGCGACCGAGTGCCACATCACCCGACGTATGCACAATGGAGAAATCGGCTTCAGAGATACCGTGACCCGAACTATCTGTACCATCGCGCTGTAGCCCGTCAACCGTCAGGTAAATATCCTTACTGGTATCAGTTACCGGAATGTCGAGAATCCGGTTTTGTCCTGCTGTAACATAGCACTGCCCATAACCCGCATAGTCCTGCCACCAAGCAAGCTGATTGCCTCCCGTGGTTGCGTTACGATTTACTGCAATATTCGCTGTATTCTCAAATACCAGCGCTGGCATGTGGACAACAGCGTACTTGCTCTCAACCATCGCATAGCCGTTGATGTAGAACGTATTGGTTTCACCGTTATCAGCACCGGGGCGGATAGCCAACTTAATGGTATTAGTCCCAGTCTTGTACGTGTCGATAAGTGACTTTGGAATCTCCCAGCCAACCCATAAACGAAAACCATTATGATATGCAGACGCATTGTCAGGCGCACGGCTGACGCTGAATCTATCTGACGAATCAGAAGTCCCAGACTCATTCGCCGTGTTAGCGTACAAGCGTTTGGCAGGTACACCAGTAGCAGGGTCGCACAACCACACTTCCGCCGTCACTTCACGATTGGCATCTGACAACAATTGCAGCATGTACTGGTTAGCCGTATTAGGGTTGACAGCAACTTCATGGCGCACGTAGCTAGTCGGTATTGAGTACAAGGTATTCGCTGACGTTGTGCATGTAGGCTTAGTAGCGGTCAACTGGAACATGCGGTAAGCAGGCGTGCCGAATGAACCCCAGTTTGTAATAACCGCACCACCAACAGCCGTGAAACCGTATGCCGCTGGCGCTGTTGTCATGGCAGATGGAAACTTGTGCTGCAATGCCGTGTAGCTGGGGAAATACGTGCGGATCGCCCCGTCAGGAACGGATACAGACGTGGGGAAACCGCCGATCTGAATCCACGTAGTACCCGTGTACTCCCAGACAGACTGCACAACGCCAGTACTCGTACCGTTTGAAGTCAGAATGTACTTATGCCCAGCTTGCGGAATGGGTGTTGGCGACGTGGTGTTAGGGTTCGGCAACCCAAAGAACGTTTGGCTAACGGGGTTAACCTTCAGCCACGCGCTATCCTTGTAACGCCACTCTGCAACGAATGTTCCCGTCGCCGTGCCGTCACTTGACTGGATGTAAGTCTCACCTTCAATCGGTGCGACCAGTGGGTTGGAAACGTTAGGGTCAGCAGCAGCACCGATAGCAACGCGGCTAATCGGGGCAAACTGGGCAGTAGCTTCCATGCCATTGACGTTGGATGTAACCGTACCGCCCACCACTGTTAACGTATGTGTTAACACTTCCGTGCCAGCCTGACCGAGCACCACGCCGGACATTGCTTTCACGCACCAGAGGACTACGCGAGAAGCTGGGCGGGTCTTTGCGTCACCGCCGCCAATTCCGTGCGTATGTCCAATGGGTGCAGCGGTAAGATTCGGTTCGCCGGGGCTTGTATCCAACTGACCGTTAGTCGTATTGCCGCCGCCAGCCGAACGGTTCATCAAGCCCCACTGACCGTTATTCACCGTAGCGCCAGTATGATTACTGTTGCTGGTGCTGTTGATCACAAATGGGTTGGTCGGCATTGCCGTGGACTGCGCAAGGTTCGTACCCGCCGCATCCGTGCCAGCACCTTCCAGATGCAGGCCACGGTAATCGGGCAACACAAGATTCGCACCTGATACCCACGTCGGGTAAACCGCTGCAAGGTCTGGGTACGTTGCCACACCGCCGTTGACCGTTTGCCCGTTCAGCGCAAGCCAGCCGCTTGGGGCATTGGCGAGTTCAAACGCAGCGATAGAACCCGCGTCTTTCGCGCCAAGTTCAGCGTATGGAATCTGCACCAGCGCATCGCCTTGGCGAACCAGCATCAGGTCAGCAGCAGATACTGGGGTAGCGCCTACGACCTTCGCAAGCTCAAAACTGCCATCTGCCACCGTGAAATCAATAGGGTCGGGAATCAATGCAGGAGGCATAAACGCCGATCCATCAGCCCCGACTGTGATCCCGTTGCCAGCGTCAGCAGATACCGCGCTTTTCGTATGAACTTTTTTCAAAACGGGATCGACGGTAAAGCCCTTGCCGAGCTGCTGCACTGTAATCCCTGCAATGACTGTATAAAGCATTGTAAATTCTCCAGCCCCTCAGCAAATGCTGGGGGGCTTTAGGGTTATGGGATTAGACTAGGCTGAAGCTGTAGACCTTACCTGCATCTGTTGCAGCACTGTCTTGTGCATACGCACCAACGGCTAAAACATCACCCGCCGCATTCAACGAGACTGAAACACCGATAATCAGAAGCAGCCGCATCACCAGCAACAACTGTGCCCGTCTGTGTAGCAACGCCTCCTGCCACCGAGTAGAGGTACACTTTGCCTGCATTCACACCAGCACTGTCTTGTGTGTGCGCACCAACTGCCAGCACGTCACCCGCCGCGTTCAACGAGACTGAAACCCCGAAGTAATCAGAAGCAGCCGCATCACCAGCGACAACTGTGCCCGTCTGTGTAGCAACGCCTCCTGCCACCGAGTAGAGGTACACTTTGCCTGCATCTGTTGCAGCACTGTCTTGTGCGTGCGCACCAACTGCCAGCACGTCACCCGCCGCATTCAGTGATACAGAACGACCGAAGTAATCTAATCAGAAGCAGCCGCATCACCAGCAACAACTGTGCCCGTCTGTGTAGCAACGCCTCCTGCCACCGAGTAGAGGTACACTTTGCCTGCATCTGTTGCAGCACTGTCTTGCGTGATCGCACCAACTGCCAGCACGTCACCCGCCGCATTCAACGAGACTGAAACCCCGAATTGGTCAGAAGCAGCCGCATCACCAGCGACAACTGTGCCTGTCTGTGTAGCAACGCCGCTCGCAACGGAGTACAGATAGACCTTACCTGCATTCACACCAGCACTGTCTTGTGCATACGCACCAACGGCTAAAACATCACCCGCCGCATTCAACACGAGACTGAAACACCGAAGTAATCAGAAGCAGCCGCATCACCAGCAACAACTGTGCCCGTCTGTGTAGCAACGCCTCCTGCCACCGAGTACAGATAGACTTTGCCTGCATTCACACCAGCGCTGTCTTGTGCATATGAACCAACTGCCAGCACATTACCCGCCGCGTTCAACGAGACTGAAATCCCGAAGTAATCAGAAGCAGCCGCATCACCAGCAACAACTGTGCCCGTCTGCGTCCATGCTGGAACATGCGACGTAGGTGCAGCCATACCGATCATGCCAATAACTGTGCCGAACGCATCAGTCAGGGTGACTGGTAGCAGCATAGCTGTGTCCAACTTCAAGCCAGCCGCAGAAGCGGTAAGGCTAGCACTACTGGTAGGGTCGATGACGACATCGAATTTAGCAGGCGTTGCAGCCGAGCCATTGCCCGCCGCAGTGGTAGCGATACCGTTAGCTACAGCGATGTTCAAGGCTGATGGGTCGAGCTTCAAACCCGCAGCGGACACGCTCAGCGCAGTGCTGGATGCAGGGTCGATAACAGCATCGGCTTTCAAAGGATTCGCGTCAGAGCCATCGCCAGACAGAGTTACACCTGCACCAGACGTTACTGTGGATTTTTGCAGATCGCCCAGATTGAATACAACATCCGCACCGCCGTTAGTCTGCTTTAACGTGATTACGTTGGTTGTGGCATCCCAGAAGCTGTTGGCAGCATCTACATACACATCCAGTGCAGCCATGCTAATTACTTTAGTGCTGCCGTCAGCAGCAGTAAAGGTCAGCGTTTTCGCTGCGTTGTTTTCCGTAACATCAACCACTACGCTGCCACGCATAGTGATCTTATTGGGAATTCGAGTCCCGATTTCAAAATCAGGCGTGTTCAGGTTTGAAGGTTGAACTACGTTTAAAGTTAATGCTGGCATTTGTTTTACCTTTGTTAAAAAAAATAGTAATTGAAATTAAACTGGCAGACCGTGGAAAATAACCGCACCAAACGTATCGGTCACTGTGATCGCGTCAGGGTTTGCGGACATCGCATCCATCAATTCGGACACAGCTACGGGGTCGTCGATTGGAATGATCCCATCTGCACCAGTTGCACCAGTTGCACCAGTTGCACCAGTTGCACCAGTTGCACCAGTAGCGCCAGTTGCACCAGTAGCGCCAGTTGCGCCAGTAGCGCCAGTTGCACCAGTAGCGCCAGTTGCACCAGTAGCGCCAGTTGCGCCAGTAGCGCCAGTAGCGCCAGTAGCGCCATCATCACCCTTCGGTCCAACGCCGCCGCCCATACTGCAAGCACTCTCGGTGTACAGGAAGAATGGCGCAATACCTGCTTCAATAGCACAGCCGCAATCGGATGAATCCGACCACTGAATCCGGTAGTTGCCGGGGAATGTCAGCTCTACGCATTGATTTTGTGAACCGATACGAGCTAGCTGCCCAGCAAGACGCAGGGGCTGGAATACCGCTCCATTGCTACGCTCGACGATATATGAACCGACCCCGGTTAACATACAGACATCGCCTTTGTTTGCGACGGTGAATAGATACTCTGCCATTGGGATTACTCAGTAATGCTTATACCTCCGATAAAATACGGAGGTACTGCAATGTGTGTGCGGATTTAGTGGATGTGAACCAGCTCAGGCTTGGAGGAGGTTACTACCTGCTGCGGCAGGTGGCGTTGGTAGCTGGGATTGCATTGCCTGTTGTGCCGCTTGCGGTACAGTTACCGACCCATCGACACCCGCCTCCAACAAGTAGCGGGACAGGATGGACTGGATTGTTTGCTGACTCACCATGCCGCCCTGTACGAATGGTGCTAGGTACTGCAATAGCTCTTTAAGGCGGTCAATCACCAACGACTTCGTGATAGCCCCTTCTAATCCTTGTACAACCACCTCAGCATCCACTTTAACCGAATCGTCTTCGTGGTTGTCCATCACCCAATCAACCATCGTGTTGACTGATGGGGCAATGACGTTGTTGCCAATGCGGAACACCTTAGCCGTGATGGTTTTCAGCGAGTTACTAACCATCAGTGTGAGTGATGCGGTAGACCGGAGCGCAGATGGAAGGTTGGTAGCGTCCCCAAGTGCGTAGCGCGGTATGCCTGTGATCAAATCAGCCTGAGCTTCTAGGTAGTCCGCGAAACTGATCAACGTTGCAGTGTAATTCGGGAACTCAACCAGCTCTACAGGACGACCAGTGCTGCCCAATGCCGCAATGAAGTCGTACTGGGTATCCGGCAGGATAGCTTCATCCTCATCCAAACTATCGAAGTCAATCATTTCACGATTTACAAGCGTTGTCGGGTTGGTTGACTTCGCCATATTTCGGATCATGTGCGTGAAACTCTTCCGAGCCGCAGCGTTCACGACTGCTAATGTCTCCGGCATGGAGTCCCCCGCAAATTCCGATGGGATGGGGGCGTAAGTTTCCTTGAAATAGGGACGTTCAAAGTCCGCATCATGCACCGCAATACCGAGGATATAGTCACTGCACAGATACACCTCAACCTGATACTGCTTAGCAGCTTCGACCTTGCGCGGTAGGTGCTTGGCATACCCTTCGAGGTTGAACCCTGACACCAACACGAACATACGGAACACGTCAACTGTCTCGTTTGGGATAGCTGACCACAACATCTTCTCTTCATGCTTGCGCTCGTCTTCAACAAGCCAGTCACGGTGGCGGGTGTCGAAGTCACTAAGCATTTCATCAATGGTATCGTTATCAAAACGCATCAATGTGGTTGACTGGTACTTCAACTGCTCAACATCGAACCGCCGCATAGCAAACCGCTCAGCCACAGCCATGCCGTTCTGCGGAGTAGTCCCATCGCGTGTCCAGAAAAAGTCGTATGGGCTGACTCTACGCAGTGCAGGTAGGTTCTTGCGCTCTTTCACCAGCTTATCTTTCTTCCACGTCCGTATCTTTCCAGTACGGGTCTGCCCTGCGTGCAGAATTGCATACGGGTAGATACAGAAATCATGCAGAAACTGCATGACCTGCCCGAAACTATCAGTATGTGCAAGGTAGTCTTTGATGATGATGGAAAGTTCATTGGCTGCTTTACCTGCCTGCTCCGTTTCGTACTGCCGAGTAACAGATTTCATCTCAAGAATGATGTCACGTAACTCTTCTTCGTCGGGGCGTACTGTGATTCCGCGTTCTTCTGCAATAGCCAAGGCTTGATGTGGAGTGACTGCAATACCAAGTTGTTGGTATTCCTGCATCACAGCGGTCACAGCGGCTGTGCCACGCTGCTCAATGATCTGTTTGACGGTAGCAAGCACGTATTGCGCTGCACGTTCCTTCATTTTATCCGACAGATCAGGGCGTGGTGTTGGTGAGATAACGAAAAGATCAGAGTAAGCGCGGATGATCAAGTCGACTAACCACGAATTTAGGTCATTCACTTTGCGACTTATGATGTCGATACCCGCCTTACCAAGCTGTTGCTCGATAGCAGTAGCGTTGCACACGTCGATCTGTCGCGCAGCCGCTGATCGGCAGAAGTCGAGTCTTGGAGTGATCGCTGAGTTCTTCCAACCGATCAAGTCGCGGGTAAGGACTGCACGGAGGAATGTGGTTAAATCATCTACTGTTCGCGTCTTCCCGCCTGCTGGCGTGTAGTCAGCCATGTGTGCCGCAATATCATTGGGCGGGATGAACGATAGGTATTTCTGACGTTGGGTGAAGTTGTTTGGTTGGCGTGCCATGCTACTGCTCCGGTTGTAGACGGGTGAAGCAGATCACATTCTGAATGGGGATAGCCGATAGGGTGGTTTGTGAACCAAATATACGATTTGAAAATCAGACTCTACTTGAATACTTTGAGCGGTAACAAGTAGAGCCTCTTGGTGTTAACCTAACCCCAGTCAGATTTTTGGCGCTCTTAACTGGGTTTGATCAAAGCAATGCGCTCAGCACCTGCGTAGTCTTGCATTTTTAAGTGCGCTTGACAAGTTTGGAATGTTGCTTCAAAAAAAGCCAACATAGAAATGGGGCTATGCTGGATCAAACACCACATAAGCGAACGGCTAACGCTTGGGGCAGTGGTATATGTATGTTTATTTTAATATTGACAATTATGTTAAGTCAACACTTAACGTATCGAAATCTTTTTTGGCTTTGTCGAGCGCTTGCATGACCATGCTACGCACGAAGTCGATGTCAGGCTCATGGTCAGGGCTGTCAATGCCTAACAATATGGCTTTCAGTAGCTGGATGATGTCGTGCGATACTGGATGTTGTGCAGTCGTCATGATTAAAGCCCGTGTCAAATTGAAAGATACCCCTAACCGTTGTTAGTGGAACTGCTAGGAGGAAAAGGAATATGCGTAGTGTATAAAAATAGACGTATTAGTCAAGTTTTAATTATCGCTTATTTGAAAATACTTATCCACAGACTGTTGATTTTAATGTAAATAAAGAGGTGCTGTTAGACTTGTTTAGGTTTGTTTAGTTCCGCTAGTTCACGTTTCGCAGCAAGATAAGCAGCATGGGCTGCTTCAACGCTATTGAATGTCCCAACCCAACGACGCACCCCTTTGTACGTGAGTTTAGCGGTGTATTTGTCGCGACTGAACTCAGAGCAACGAACGCCACAAGGCAGCTTCTTTCGGGCTGCGCTACGATACGCAGCATGGGCTTGTTCAGGCGTGTCAAAAGTTCCAAGTCTCCGCGCTTTGCCGTCAATATATACCCGGGCAAAAAAGCGATTGGATATTGGTGTTCGGCATACACCCTGTGGCAATCCGCGCATTTAGCTAGTCCTCCTTCAATGTTGTTGATCTGCTGATTTTTACTGATGTTGACAAGTTTGTCAAGTATCTACAGATAGCTGTAGGCTTTTTTCACCTTCGGCGCAGTACGCTTTTGCTTTCCGTCCTTATGAAGAAATTCCGCAACGCCGAACTCCAATGCGTTAAGGGGGTGCGAATATATGGACTTCTGATCCGGTTCTTCAGCGAAGATGCCCATTTTGTTTTGCTTGTATGCGAACCCCCCAAGAAACCCATCAACAAGGTAGCTACACTCAGGGGATACGATGATTTGTTGCAGGCTCAAGGTTTTATTGACAAGCTCTCGCATGGGTGTGGTGCGCTTTAGGGAGCAAGGTTTCACACGTAGCCCATAGTTCACCAATATGTCGAGCTGGGCTTTACCCTCTCCACCTTCGCGATTGAGGGATGCTTGGTCAATCACATACCTAACCATGTGGTTCGGCAGATATTTGTTAACAAACGGCAGCACGTCCTGTTCTATCGCGTCCCGCAGCGGCTTGGCATCCTCGCCAACATTGACGATCTCTGCTACAACACGGATCAACCCACTTGACGTTTGCTGCATGAATATCCACGCATTATTCATGCCCTGATCCACACCGACCAACACAGGAACTCCCGGCAGGAAATCCAGCTTAGTCTTTGCAACATGAACTTCGCGGCGAAACCGCGCATAAACGGGTTTCCCGAATGCACTTGTCCCGAACTCTCCGAATATGCTCTGCTGAATCAGGGCATCATCCCCTGCCATCTCACGTAGCAGGTTCTCGTAGTATGCCCATCCTGAAAACTTTATGTACGGTGCTGCATCAGGATTACGTACAAATAGCCCAGACTCGCCCCGGTACACACCTTCAATACCCTCACCACCTGCGGCTACTGTTGCTCCCGGTACGAAATGGTAGACAGGGGGTTGAGTGTAGAGTTTGCGCAGCGGCTTCCCATTCGGCTGAATCGGATTATCCCGCGTCATGTAGTGCGCGAAATGATGTGAAACAGGTGGGAAGTTTATATCCATCGACAACTGCGCGCCCTCATGGCGCTGCCCGTTTGGAAGTACGAACGTCACTGCGGTGTTACGTTCGTGATCCACTGCTTCATCGACATCCGCTGCAACTGGGTAGCGCCCCAAGCGTGAGTAGATGATCCGCAAAATGTCAGGACTAACCATCTCCTGAGCTTCGGCTATGTATGCACAGGTCAGGTTGATACTGCGAATCTTCTCCACATCGTCAGCGTTCTCAAAAGCGAACAGCAGCACCTCACACTCTACATGCGTACCCGTACCATCGGGGGCAGTGTACGGAAAATTCAACGTGCCGAGCATCGGCGATTTCTGCCCCGTTAGTTTGAACACGCCGGGGGCGATGACATCTGTTAGTGTGCGGACGACGGATGCCGCTAAGTCGCCGTAGCGTTTTCGTGCAACCAGCATACGTGACTTACGGATACCGTTCGCGTCAGGCACAATACTCATGGCAGCAATGAGCATCTTCAGCATGAGGCTGGCAGTTTTACCTGTCCCTAGTGGCCCACCTAGCGTAGCCACAGGTGATGTCATGTCCATTACGAACTCATGACTAACTGGGGCTACTTGCGCAAACTTTACGACTTGCTGTTTCGGCTGTGTCTTAGCCATCAGGGTAGTACTGCAATGCAAAGTAAGTTAGCACAGCAGCAATGACAGCAGCCGCGACTACGATGATGGGGATCAAGACATTCACAATGCACATACCATCCCCTCATTGCGTACAAACGGGTGCTTCACATCAATGGAGTGAGCCAAGCCAATGCGGGGGGTCAATGCAGTACGGGAGGACAGCACGGGGGCGAGTGGGGTACAGTTACGGTGTGTGCCAAGTCTTGCCGTTATCCGATTCCCTTTCACTACACTGTAGATGTTGTTCATCAGAAATACGGCTTGCAGGTGGTCTACGTATTTTGACTCAATCACCCACGTTCGCAGTGTCTTGGTGGTATCGCGCCACCACATACTCACCTCAGCCAAGGCTTGTGCGGCATCAAAGCAGCCCATCTGGAAGAAATCCGGGTGACTAGGGATTATATCAACTACGCAGGAATCTAAACGCCCCCAATGAGCGAGTACAGCAGCCGCTTGATGGTGTTTATGGAAACGCAGTCCATGCGCGGAATGTCTTGCCAGTGGAACGGCACTGGTTGTGTGCGACCAACGCACTTGCCCAAGCCGCTCTTTCGAGATGCGGGCTAGCGCATCTGCAATATCCGTTGCTGCGTATTCATGAAAGCGTGTTTGGTGTGGTCTGTGGCGCAGCAGGAGGCTGTGGTCTGGTGAGATAGTATAATTCAACCGCTCGTTGCGAACGTTGATAAGCGGAGATTCTGCGATGCCATGGCTGGTGATGGTTTTCCATACCAGCCGATTCGTTGAAGGGTCTAATGCCGCGATGGTGTCACCAAGCTCAGGCTTTTTCCATCCAGTAGTTGAGAGAATTTCACCTTGAAACATAACTGCAATAGTCCTAATGATAGATTCTCTATATTATCAGGGTATTGATAGTGATTATCAAGTTTGTCAAGTATGTTATCAAGAAAGAACTTCAGTCAGTGCTTCTTCCTCCAGCTCCTCAGCAGTGCGTTCCAGTGCCGCAGCAAGGGAGATGTGCTGGTAGTCAGCAAAGGCTTGGGCTGCTTCACGGTGCGAACCAACAACGTAATGGACTGTGCGTTTCGCACCTGACAAGCGACGGCGGTACACCTTGTGAAACTCACGACCCCATACGGATTGGGTCAAACGGTGATATTGGGAGATTTTCTGCGCATCGCACCATGCAGTGAATTCAACAAACGCATGTGCTGCACTGATATCCTGCACCCACGGCTGCTGTGATTCATCGAAGGGTGTCTCGTACACAACAGGGGATGTTCTAGTGCGCAAGCACTCAAGCCACCAATGCCACATAGGTTGTAGCGCATACTCAATCTGAATTTCCAATGCTTCTGTCATCGGTACTTCTTCAACGTTGAAGTCGCTGATGTCACGGTCAAGCATGTCCTGCAAGAAAGCAGCCTGCACATCAATTGAACTGACAGCAGCATACAGCCGCTTGAAATATTTTGTATCACCCTTACGTCGACTGCTTACCATGTTAACGAAATACCGCACATCGTCCCAAGTGGCAGGAACGACAAATGCCTCGTTTGTCGCCATCATGATGCTGAGACGATTAGGTTTCGAGTCGGCGGTCATGTACTTGCGTTCAATGGTCATGCGTGACTCCATCGCCAAGGATTTGAGCCTGTTCATCGCTGCATGATCTCCAACAAACAAGGCTTCATCCGCAAACACCAAGGTCTTATCTTCCAAGTGACCGTTGTACTTGCCAAGAAGGTGGTCAGAGTTTGAGATAGTCATCGCATGACGACCAGCGACCTTAACCAGAAACTCAATACCTAAACCTTTACCTGTACGCTTTTCACCTTGGAAGACGGGGATGACCCGCCCTTGGCGATCCGGCTGCTGTACAAAACGTGCCATCCAGTTGAGCAAATAAGCAAAGGCTTTTTCATTTCCATCACAGAGAATGTACCGGAAGTGGTCACGCACTACCGACCAATCACCCTTAGCAGGCTTGGTTGACCAACCTGTGAATAAATTAAGCTGACCTTCTGCCTGTGGAATAGGAGTGCCGGGGGGAGAAGGAAGAAAGAACGTTCCTTTTGGGCAAGTATTACTCTTAGGGTTTGTCATCCACGCATCTAATTGATTGACAGCACGGACTTTTCCCGTTGAATCTTCCAACATGAAATGCGGCTTATTCAGGTACATTGCGCGTAATTCCTTCGGCGCAGTGAAGTCGACGTAGTGTTGGGTTGTCGCAGTGCCTTCCAGCACCTCCTCACGCGTAGCGAACACCACAATCATGTTCTTCCCACCAATGATGGCATTGTGGTGTGTTTGGTTCATTTCAGCCACCATCACCGACAGCTCGTCAACACCACGGCTCAGTTGCGCTACCTTCTCGGATTCTTTCAAAGCGGATTTGCTGGTGCTTTGTGGCATCAACTTATGCTTGCCAAGTTTATCAATAACAGCAGCAGCATCAAGCACCTTGGCGGAGGTGTAGCGCCCAAAGTTTTGCAGCAGTGCCATGACAGCAGGCTGTGTGTCACCTTGCAACGTTGCCAGTTTATCCACTTCAGCCAGAAACCATGTAATGTCACGAACATCCATCGCAGGAATCTTGGTCTTCACAGCAATAGCGTTTAATGCGCCTACAGTCATTCCTGCGGGGACTTGAGCATACCCTTCATACTCAGATGGGATAAGTGCGTTAGCGTCACCTAGCGCATTCTGATAAGCAGAATCCTCATCTAACGACTCCGTTTTCATGTAGATGTGTTTCTTCAACTGGAAGGCATTCACATACTCGGTGTCAGGGAACACCTTGCCGTGATAGTCCCGCACAATTTCAAGCTGCTCGTCCGTAGTGATGATTAAACAGCCCGGTATACCTGTACTGGATTCGGTAGACAGCAACTTGTCGCTACCCGGAAAGTCCTTCCACAGCCCAGACTCATTCATGATGTCTCTAACACTCTGCGTCTTAACGAACAGGTGGATCGGGCTTAGGCTGTGTGGGTGCGATTCTCGGAAGGCAGCTTCCCGCGTAGCCATCCAATCCCGGCTGCTTGCATTCGCACCAGCACGCTCACGTTGGATATGCGCAGGAATCGCAAGGGCTTGTACCCACGCAGACGGTAGATCAGCACAGGGTGCAAACGGCTTCGATACCCATGAATACTTACCATGCGGTCGCATAGAAGGTGGTACGGCTGCGTAGTACCCACCAGCGCATCGGATGTCGATACCTGCGGAGATGTTGTTGCGGCTTGTCAGCGAGCCAGCAGGGACTGTGAAGTATAGATGGTAGCCACCAGAGGGTGTTTCAACTCTTCGTGTTTCAGGTAATACGCCATGCTCCGATTCCAATGCTGACATTGACTCTAGCCCTAATGCACCCTTCTTAATATCAACATCAATGATTAACATGGTTGGTGGCGTGAATACCCCGAAGTTTATGTGATGGTTTTTATTCAGCCATGATTCAACCACACCAACGTTTGTGGTTATGGCACGCTTAGTGCCATTTTCGGCTAATTGACTATCAGGGATATTACCACCCTGAACTAATGCAATAATCTGACAACCTTCATCAATAAAAGGTTTGATACTATCGAGTTTATCACTGATGCTTTTACGCGATATTCTAGTAACTTTCTTGTCATCAATAAGTGTTTGTGGGTCAATACGTGCTGGCATAGCAATTTCTCTGTTATATGCCACTGACGATTTACCTCATCTCAGTGGCATTTTTGTTTCTTGGGTAAGCCAATCTAGCATAAGCTGTTTTTAAATCTCTATAAATTATTAACCTTCCCAGTAAGTCCATGAAGTAATCCTTTTTCATAATGTGCTTGCGCAAGCTCTCCTGATAAGAGTTTGCGCAGGATGTCAGTGACGTAAGCGTTGAAACTCATGTGGCTGGCTTCTGCCTGTGCTTGCACGCGCTGCTTCATGTCTTCTTCGAGTCGCAGCTTGATAGCCTGTTTGTTAGTTCGCATGATAAAAATTCCTAGCTGTTGTTAAGGTTAGTGAATGATGTCTTTATGGGGTCAACTTGTCAAGTATAAACTCGATATTGCGTTTGCTTTGGCTGGTGAGGGACATTTTCAGTACGTTGTTTCGGTGGAGATATAGCAGGGGCTGTGTGAATACCCCCCCCAAAACCCTCTCACCCGGCATATCCGAGAGGGTTGAGAGACTTAGTGTCTGTATAAAAATTACTCTCTCGCTTCCTAACTTCCTGAAAATATTATAATAAGAGAGAGTGAGAGATATGAGAGATATAAATATATATAGGAAATAAAAATATTTGTAATGTACTGTATAGTAATTAAGCAATTAGTGGTTATTATTTACGCAATTATGTAATGTTAAAAAAAAAATTTTCTATATAAGTTTTTAAAAGCCCCTCTCACTCTCATCCTCTCTTTTCCCTTAATAAATCAATAAGTTAAGTGCGAGAGGCTTTTTTTGAACCCTCTCTTTTTCATAAGTATATGATTTATAACTATTAAGAGAGGAGAGAGGCATGAGAGGTGCTGTGGGTATTTCTCTGTTAATTTTAGCGAAACACAAGCAACTCATTGATTTTATATTGATAAGAGAGGTTGAGAGGCGTGAGAGGGTTTTTTGGTTATTATCGCATAATTGAATACCCTACTAATTTACTCGTGTAAGGAGCGCCCTTACCCGACAACAGCACTAGGTTATTCACTGCTAAAAAAAGTAATTGATGCACTGCAATTCAACTGTGTATCCGGTGTAACAGGTGTAACGCAGCATGTTCGCGGGTTGTTACACCATGCTGCTACACTTGTTACATTTTACTGTGTAACAGCAGCTCTTTATAAATCAATGACTTAGATTTAATAGAAAAAGGCGGTGTAACAAAAGTGTAACAAAATAATCGTTTAATATCAGCTAGTTACGTCTAAAAAAGCAGTTGTTACCTGTTACACGAATTTATATAAGAGGTATAGAGAGTAAAAAAAAATTAGGGGTAGGTAGCCTAAGCTGTTCTGCATGTCCGACGGAAAAAAAATTTACCTTTTTGCCTTGTCTTATATTTTTATTTTTGTGTAACAACTAGGTAAATCAGTATGTAAGTGTATGAAATGTATAGCGAATATGCTGTTACACTTTTGTTACACCGCCTTTTTGCAGTTGATCTAAGTCATTGATTTATAAAGAGCGTTTGTTACACCGGAAAGTGTAACAAGTGTAACAACTTTGTGTAACAACTCCTGCTTGCGTATTCCACCACTCTCAAAAACGGGCGCGGAACACCCCAGCCAAAGCTGCGATCCACCGATCACCTCGGTATCCTATGGAGCGCCGCCCCCGCCCAAGCTAAGAATCCCGACATTTTCAAAAATCCAAACTCCAAAACACCCCCACCAGTGCGCTGGTTCTCAAAAATCCCAACTCCAAAACACCCCACCCGTCTACAGATCGCTACGATAACCAGCCTAGGCTGAGTAATTTCCAACCACCAACAGTTGACGAGACAGTCAACCCGATATACTTGGGCAAGCCCCGCGCTTTTCAGACCAAAATCCCCAAAGGGGGGATCAACGTAACCTAAGTCATTGATTATTAACAAGTTTTATAGCTTTTCGACTACGTTTATAGGTAGTTTTTTGCATATAACTGACTGGCGGTCATTTGCATGATCAATTGAATGATTGAAACTTCATAGAAATCAAAGACTTAGACCCATTTCCTAATGTACTGCATTAATATTAGAGAATGCTAATGTCTTATAGATCAATTACTTGCAAACACCCTAAAAATTCAACAAACACCCTGTTTTGCCTTATATGTACGTGCGTGTAGCGCGCGCCTGTTTCATTTCTGTAACCTAGCTTTCCAAAGCTCAACAAGTTGAACCGGTTCTTAAAAATCAAACTTGACTTTTGAGTGAAAAAAGAGGATACTTTCCCCCATCGAAGCAGCAAACAACAAGCCGCTTAGATAGCAGGGTAAATCCTAAGATAAGCCGACAGTATTTATACGGGTTAAATCTAAACAGGAATGCCGTCTGTGAAAAACTAACGTATTAATGAATACGTCGCTTTTTAACAAAAGGTAACGGGTTATTACCGAGCTGATGCTTTTAATAACCAAGCGCGTTAAAGCCGCGTTAATGGCTTTGGGCTTTTTGGGTTTACTGAGTGAGGGTTTTACAGACCTATATCAGTTCCTTGCTGAGTCAGGATAATAAGCAAGGGTAAAAATCAAGCTGTATTCACGGTGAGTACATCTTGATTTTTAAACACACCAATAGGACTAATACAATGGCTTACTTGAAACCTACAAAAACCGCTAAGGCTTTCTCTGCTATTAACAATGAATCAGCTTTAGCTAGATTGCTGAATGATGCAATCAAACCTCACGACGCTGTACGCAATGCCATCACTCATGCACTGAAGCATGGTACTGCTACCCCGCTTAAAATTGTGCAAGACTTCCTGATTACTAAAAAGGATGTTAAGCATCCTAAGTGGGTAGATGGTGCGCATGTTTTAGTTGAGCAACTGCTAGCCGACTTTGAATCTACAAAAAACATTACGGCTGTATGCCGCAAAAACCATATTGCACTGGAACAAGTGGGGCAACTGGTTGAAGTGTTGATCAAAGCGCCAGTGGATGTAATGGTACAGGCGCTATCTGATGCGTCTGAAATTGCAAAAGCACTACCAGAAACCGCACCAATACCAGCAACGCCGAAAGCACAAAAGACCGCCAAGGCTGTGACATTGCGCCTTGATATGACCGAAGAGGAATTCCTAGCAGCGGCTCGAGCTAAGTTCGCCAGTGCCAACACTGCTAAAAACCCGGCGCAACTCACCGTCATTTAAACCCGTTCGCCCCTTAAGTGGGGCGATAAACCAGACGGCTTTCCCTCTTTGAAAGTGGTCTGGTTTATCAATCGACTGAGGACTAATCAAATGACACCTGCTTACATTGCAATGAACCGTGACGGCTCACTTACGTGGTCTATGCACGAATCAGTACGGGATAGCTGGCAAGATATGGCTGCTATCGTCAAGGTGCTGACAGATGATGCTACCCAACCTATCGAGCTTTCGCAGGTGGTGGAGCTTGCAAACGCGCAAGGGCTTGCCCACTTACTCACAAACATACCCGATGATGCAAAGCAGTATATCGACGTTGTACAACACATCCGCACCCCGGCTGACTTCTTAAAGCCATTGCCTCTTGATGGGTACTGCTCCCCTACTACATGCTACTACGCAATGCAAGACGGTGGAGCAATCCGCTACGATATAGCCCATGCTTCGGCGTACCGTTTAATTGAGTCGCTGACTGGTGCGGATGATGATGCGGCATGGATACCTACTCACTTGTTGATCAATTGGGAAAATCCAGATTTGGTATGTGATGACAGTGGTGAGCGCATCGAAACTGTTTACTAACTTGACAAATAGGTAACCAAAGGCGCAAGGACGCGCCTCGGTTTACGGGAGTGCTTTCATTCTGAGAGCATCCTTTAAACCATAGAGGACTAGACCATGTACGGTGATTACGACAACGTAACTAAGGACGCTAATGCGCTGATGGATATTTTAAACAGGCAAGGTACTGGAATTGTGCTTGAAGTCTTAGCCGACTTCATGGCGAATACCGCCCACAAGTACAAGCTCACAGAGGATGAGAAAGATCACACGATAGCAAGCGTGTGCCGTGAACTTAGTGACTTGTTCTCTGAGAGAACTTGACAAATAGGTAAACAAAGGCGCAAGGACGCGCCTCGGTTTGCGGGAGTGCTTTCATTCTGAGAGCATCCTTTAAACCATAGAGGACTGATCGACATGCGAATTTTACTAGGGGACTTGTCCCGCGAACAATTCCTGAATGCCATGCTGTTGCTAGCGGAAATCGCTGACAAAACAGAAAACCCATTGCCGTTCCACGTAACCACTGCTACGCATCCTGACAAGGTGCGCACATCGGATGGGATTTATTGGATGTCGGACGTCGCACAAGATGCACAACAGTGGGTGGAGGATAACGGGTGGCTACCAACGTTGGAGCGCATCATTGGAAACATCACAGACCCGGCGTATGCAGATACCTTGTGGCGCAAGTTACAGCCGCTCACTTACGGTCAGGTGTACAAAATTGAGCCAAACACGACCGCTGCTGGTGATCCATACGAGCACGTTCGTATCATGGCTGAAACCGATGAAGGGGACACGATAGCGACATACTGGGTTATCGATGCTATCCCATGTGAAGAAGACGGCACAGCGCTGGACGGTTTCAATTACGGTATCCCAGTTCACACCTCTTGTCTCATTGAGTTGGTTGGGGGTGCCGAATGATTACCATAGGTACAGCCCATTTTGTAAGCAAAGTAGCTGCTAACCGCTACTACAAGCCTTACGGCTTCAACGCTGCGGATGTCCAGCGAAAGCTGGATGACGGGGATATTAAGCTAGACAAGCCTGCGCTATGTATTGGGCAGACCTTGCAATTGATAGATGAAGGCACACGGTACGCGGTCACGTCCCCTGAATACTACCAAGTGTCTTTCGTTGGTCGCGTAGCTGGTGCTATTGGAGTTACTTACCCGATCAGTACGAAGGTGCGGTTCTGCGAAGACCCAAATCTACAATTGTACGTTGCGGATATTAACGGGGTTGCGTATTCCGACATTATGGGCTTTGAAATCAAAGGATGGGAATGATATGCCAAGTTACCGAATTGCTAACCGTACCAAAGACGGTACGTTCTATCTGAACCATGCCTACCTATCAAGCCTTAGCTTCGGTGCTGAGGATATGGCGTGGTCTACTGAATCCTATCGGGAAGCCGTTGATATGCTCAAACGCGTAAAAGTGGCGAAACGTGGTGAGCGTCGGGTTTTCAAGATTGAGGAACTTGACTAACAGGTGAACAAAGGCGCAAGGACGCGCCTCGGTTTACGGGAATGCTTTCAATCCCTGAAAGCATCCTTTAAACCATAGAGGACTACTACTGTGAACAGAGATTCAACTATCGCCTATGCAATGCAGATGGCGCAAAGCGCAAGCCTGCAACAACTTTCTGACTTCTTATCAGTCACAACGGGGATGCTTCACGTCGTGCGTGATGGCAGCGTTCATCAAACAGAAACCCGCTATGGGTCGGAACTGTTTGAGGTAACGCCATACCACAAAGACAAGGATGTTGGGTGGATGGCATACACTGCTGATGTAATGATCGTCGGCAATCTTGCCGATGCCCGGCAAATGGCTGAAGAGTTTGTTCGCGGTGCAAAGCGAGACTGGCACTACGATAAAGCCGTTATTACCGCCTTGCGTGAGATTGTCACGGAGTACGTAGCATGATTAAGATACCAGCGAGCGACCTAATTGTTGGTCAATTATTCCAGTTCCGCTACAGCGACGTTGCACCAAGAACATTTGTTGTCATGGTGAACGACAAGCTATACGCAGTGCCGCTCGATGGCGCGTCATCTGGTTACGGTGAGCCTTTGTGGGACTACCTCGACCCGTCAGAGAACGTCTACCTCTCCGATTAGAGTTCCAGACCATGCAGCCTTAGTTGGCTGCATGTTCGGGAGTTCCCCGACAACAAAGAGGACTATCAAAATGCAAACATTCATCCCATTCAGCGGCTTCTACGAATCATGGCACAATGATCTACTAGATCAAGAGCTTGAACAACTGAACCAAGACCGCGACACAGGTGAAGCCCTGCCGGAAGATCACCCTGAATACATCAAGATTGACGATGTACGCTGTGGTGCTGTACACCAACAGTATGCACGGGAATACTGCTCATCCCTTCAATGGTTCATCAAGGAGAACGAACCGCTTGATGTGCAGTTCACCTTCAGCCATCTGTGGTCGCCTAAGTTTTACAACTACGATACTGACGTTATCTGGGTTGATATGCCGGATGATCAAATCGTCAAGCTATATCAACATGCGATGCAGTACAACCGCTTTGCGGCGGTTGTAAAGCAGCGTTGTGGCGGTCGCTCCTCATTCTTCTCCCCTGATCTGACAGAATGGGCAGATAGCCCACTTGAGTGGCAGCCAGCGCAGGTATCGCTGCTGTTTGAGGCACTGGACTGCCTAGATACCTATAATCGGGATTACCCGCTTGAGCTTGTTGTGATGGATTCAGCCCGTGGAAACGGCAAGATCACTGACATGATTCTTTCAAACGTCAAGCAGGAGGTCGCTGCATGAACTTGTACCGTGTGATTTGTGAAGCGATGTATCAGGACAACGATGCAGTACCACTTGCCGAAGCCATTGCTACGAAGCTGCGAATACAGCACCCATCAGTTGAAGCGGTGTTTGAGGAAACTACATCATTGGATTGCCACGTAGCAAACACCTACTTTTACCTGCTAGTCAACTACCCCGCCCTAAAGGACGGAGCTTGCAAAAACTAG